TACAACTATAGGAGCGGTTCCAGTAGCAACATTAGAAATAAATTGAGGAGTTCTAACTATACCACTAGCAAATACATTTCCTACATTCGCTGTTCCTACCAAAGTTAAGACCTTTGGAGTGCTATTATAATCAAATGTAAAGTCAGCAGAACCAGCTAATTGATTTTGCGAATTATATTGTATAGTACTGTTTGATCCTGCCGCATCTGTAGCTGCTGATCCAGCCAATGAACCAATAACTCTTCCTCCAACAGCAAACACACCTGCGCTACCAAATGTATGGTCATCAACTTGAAAAGCATTACCTGCTGTTCCGTTAGGATATAAACTAGAAGATACAATAAGTTCTGTAGCACTTGAAATAGCATTAATATAGTAAGTAGTATTACTTTCTAAATTACTTCCTAATAAATCTCCATAAAATTGAACAGGAGAATTTACAGTGAAGGGTGCTGTATTTGAAACTTCAATTGTTAGGTTTGAATAAAAACTTTCAACAAGTGTTGTAAAAGCATAAGCATTATAATTGTTTGAATAAAGTGGTAAACTTAAAATTGAATCAGTAAATAATCCCAAAGTATTGGCTGAAATTACATCAACATAAAAAACATTACCATTTAATTGTGTCATACCAACAGCGTCAGTAATTGTAACTTCGGCACCTTCTGTAAAGAAATTGTTACCTGCTGTGGTAAGTATAGTACCTACAACATTTACATTTAACGTACCTGAGGCAGCACTTAAATTTACATTACTGCCACCAGGAGTATCACTAATTGTCATTAGCTTATTACCAGAATCAACTAACCCAACATAATATAAATTACCAACAACAATATTAGGTTCAAAAGTTGTACCTGAAAACGTTATAGTTGTATTTGAAGCATAACCTGAAATATTACCAAATAAAATATAATCATTGGCATAACTTGCTGTGGCTGTTGTGCTATATGTTGGTAATAAACTTGGTACTACATTAGCGATATTACTAATAATAGTACCTTTTGGACTCCAACTAAGGTTACCTGTACCATCTGTTTCTAATATATACCCAATAGCGCCGCCTAAAATTTTCACATTAGATACGTCACCTAAGTTAATAGTACCACCTGAATTACCACCTCGATTAGTCCAATCAACACCATTAAAAGTCAGAAGTTGACCATTTTGTATGGTTTCAGGATCAATATCTAAGTTGCCATAACTGCCAACAATGGCTCCAAAGTTAACATTACTATAGGATGTTAATATTTCAACATTTTCATTTGGATCTGTTTTACCAATAAACAGTCTTTTTTCATCAGAAGCCCAACCAAATTCGGCTTCATCAAGTTGTGGCAGGTCTACTAAGTTACCTGATCTTTGTTGTATTTTTGATATTTGGATTATAGACATAGTTCTTTTCAATAAAGGTTACTAAGTCTATTTATCATAAATTATATGAACTTGGTATAGTACTCCTCTAACCTCATATACCATTTATTAACATAATCATCAAATTCCAAGCCTTCAACAATAAATTCTTGGTATTCGTTATTTTGGCTACACATAAAAATAACACCTTTACGAATATTTGTATTATATAATTCATTATGAGCAGTAGCATAAGCAGCCAATTGTAAAAAATAATCAAGTATCCATTCACGTTTTTTAGGCTTGTTGGTTTGTTTGTGGTCCATTATACATTCCACACCATTATGAACACCAATCAAATCAGTTGTGCCAGCATATACTTCAGGAAAATATAAATTAACCTCTGTACCCCAGAATTCATCACAATTTTTTAATCCTTTTTCAACAATTGTTTTTGCCATATCATGACTTTGTTTACTGTATGGATTACTACCAGGTTCTCCTGTTGTACCTGTTTTTACAAAATTTTCCAACCACTTATGCATCCTTGTCCCTCGTCCTGCTGCTTCTGTGGTTATTTGTTGCGCCTGTTGTTCTCCTACTCTTTTACGCCATTCACGCAATGCTTGTTTTGCTTCTTCTGGTTTTGTAGCGTCTAATATTGTCGTAACACTTGGAACTTTAAATCCATCAGGCGTGGCATATTTGCGTGAACCATTTATATTTTCACGTTTTAATTCTTTATATGGGTATTTGTTTGGGATGTACTTCAAACTCTGAAACTTTCACCGCAACCGCAACGATCCTTTTCTTTAGGATTTATAAACTCAAACCCTTCATTTAATCCTTTCTTTACATAATCAATAGTCATACCTTCAATATAAGGGCAACTTCTTTTATCAATATAAACAAAACATCCATTACATTCAATAAAATCATCTTCTTGTGACGGATTATCTACAAATTCTAATACATAGGCTAATCCAGAACAGCCTGTGGTCTTCACACCAATTCGTATTCCTTTACCTTTTCCTCGACGTTGTAATTTATATTTTATTGATTCTGCTGCGGTTTCTGTTAGGCTTATCATAATTTATTTGCTCTTTGAGCCATTTGTTGAACTATTTTTTCATTTTGATCTGTAGGTACTGTAGGATTTTCCGTACCCTTCCAAACAACTTGATCCCCTTGTATATTAGCAATAACTTTTTTAAGTGGTTCTTTTTTAATCATATTATATAAATCATCAGGATCTAGTATAATATCATAATCTTGAAAATAATTCAATAGCTGATCAAGAGTCCAATTACCCTGAATTTTCCCACTATCTAAATCAGATTTTAATTGGTCACTAACTGTTACAATTTTAGTGACCAACGCATCTTCAAACTCCCATAAAAGCATAATTATCTTTTAGGTCTGCCTGCTCCTGCTACAGGCATTGGTTCAGGTTCTTCAGCAGGTGCCTCTGGAGCTAATTCTTCTCCTGATGCCATATCTGTACCCATCTCTGCTCCTGCATCCATACCCAAATCTGCGGCAGCTTCAGCACCTGTGTCAAAAGCAGCCATAGCATCGCCGCCCATTCCAGTTAGTGAATTTAATGCTCCTTTAACACCATCATAACTTGCTTTTAAAGCTTCGCTTAAAGTTGTTAATTGTTGGGTTACTGAACTATTAAAAGTTTCAGCTTTTTGAACATCCATTTCACTCTCAATACTTGAAACTAATGCTGGTAACTCTTTAACCTGCATTTGTCCTACATCTTCAAGCATTTTCTGAATACTGTCAACCATATCCTGTGCTGCTAAAATCACTTGTGATTTTTCAACTTCTTCATTTTCAAACACAATGCGTGATTTATGTTTTGCCAGTAAATCAAAGTAATGATCCTTTAATGCCTGCTCCATAAACAATAGCTTTAAATAACTACTGTTTTTTTGTTTGGCATTAAAATCAGGACTTTGTCTAGTTTCAGCAATAACATTTCTTACTTTAACTAACATTGTTTGTGTGGCATTTTTACTTAACTTTGATGGATTAAAATCATATTCAAAGTTTTCTTTTAACGCCTTAGCAGCATGTCTAGTGGCTTCTAAATCATGTAGTTTCATAGTCTTTATTCCAATTTATCAATATATTTATCGTAAACCCTACTAATTTAAACCTAAATGAAACTTTTTATTTAATAAGGTTCTAGATGTATTTATGAATTTTTCAATTTCAAATGCTACAGCCTTCTTTTTAGCTAATCCTTCTGTAAGTTTATTATAATATATTATTTTTTGATCCTTATCATTTTCTTTATAAACTAATTTTTTATATAAATCAATCTGTAATTCTTGGTCAGCAAATATTCTGTCTAAATTTTTAATACGATTCGCATCATAATATTGGTTAAAATTTTCAAATATACACCAAGTCACAGCATTTTTTGCTCTGAAAAATGTATGAAACTCTGTAATTCTTAAATGTTCTATATTAACTTGATTATTTTTCTTATATAAACGATACCTGTTAAAAAGTAAAAAAGAATTATTTGATTCTCTAACCATAGTCAAATGTTTTAGGTCATTGTTAAACTCTTTTTTAACAAAATCCGTTATTTTATTTTCAGAATTCATAGTATTTCAAAGTGAATATTTTTAGTTTCTGGATTTATATCCAACAAATTATCAAGTTTTTGGTATTCTGTACCACATTTTACCATTGGAACATTATCACAGTCACTATATAAATAACCTAATGTCTCTATTCCATCGTCAAAAACACTGTGATGATGTACTTCAAACTCAAAAACCCAAATTGGTAATTTTTCTTCTATATAAAAAAAACCAAATTCGGTAAATTCTTCAGTATTAATAAATTGTTTATTCGGATAACTATATATTTCAGGCTGTGATCTTAAAGAAATTAGTTGTAGGATTGTGTCAAAATTATTTTGAGTATTGCGTTGGTATATAAACTTTTCCAAATCTACACCTTCAGGAGGTTTATTTCTTTGTCTTACTCCTGAATTTGTAATATCAAAAAGCGTATAACATTTTATTCTATGTGCCATATAAAGTATTTACACAATAAAAAACCCTAGATATAAATCTAGGGTTCTTTCAAAAACAAACTAAAATTAGTTTGTGAATGTTGCTGTTGCTGCAGTTGTTACTGCATAACCTAATGCTGTGGTTAAAGCAGCATCTAAGTTACCACCGTTTGTAAAGTCCCATGCTTCTACTGGATATACTGCTACAGCTAATGTATCAGTGCCGCTACCTACTTCAGTAAATTCATAAATGTAGATTGTAGCTAATTGCTGAATGGTATTGATTGTTGTCAAAATATCAGCGCCACTTGGTGTTGCTGCTCCACTAAATGTGATAGTACCAAATTGTAATTTTGGACCTTGTGGTTGAACGGTCGCTGCTGATGTAACAGCATTAACACCAGTATTAGTGTATGCTGGTTGATCATAGTTCATTACTGGCTTAAAGTCGCCATTAACTCTTGTAAATTGTGCCATTTTTCAAATTCCTTATGTTAGTTGAGCATAGCTCATACTTTTATTTATACAAAATGGCAAAAAAAGTTGGTTTTGGGTTATCTTCCTTGAAGGTTTTGCCTACTAAATCCCATTCTATCTACAAATTTTAATCCCTGACTAACAAATCCTTCTTGTGTTTGTTGTCCACTTTGTAGATATCCTTTCACTGGGCTTGCCTCAGCAGCACGATTAAGCTGTGTTACTAAACTCATTTTTAGATTATATAACGCTATCCATATTGCAAACGCACCTAATACACCTTTTTGATTCTCTTGTAAATGCTGTGTCAATTTTTTACGCATAGGTTCTGTCATAGGTCTACTATTAAAATAATCATAAAACCCTTTAACTAAATTAGACAAATTACCTTCAACAATCTTTTTATTAATATAGGTAGTAAAAAGTTGTACAAATGAATTACGTGCTTGTGGAGCAGTAGCAAGTAATCTATCAACATCGTTGCCATATTTTGCTACTTCACTTTTTGCTTGATTGATAAGATTATTATCTATTTTAAGTTTTGGAGTAATAGGCATCTTAGCAGGTACGATGGCTACGCCTGAATTATTTTTTAATTTACCTATTGTTCCGTTTAACGGAATGGCTTGATCTGTACTTTCCGCATTGGGTTCAATATATTGATGAACTACTACGCCTGCTTTTTTGCCTTTTAAAAATTGACCCATTTCGCTATCAGCTTCAACAGTGTATGTTATGCCATTTGGATTAGCTCTAAAAGTATAAAGTCCGTTTTTCTCCTGTAATGGACTAAAAAATAATACATCACCCCAATAATATCCAAGCCCTTTGTCTGCTTTTTCTAAATCTATCCATATATTTTCAATTAATTGATGTAATCCTGCACGATCAACTCCTCTAGCACTATCATATTGAACAAATTGCTCGGGACTAAAAACTTGTCTACCAGATAAATCACGTTTATTAAACATGTGTTTATCCATTATACTAAACTTTTTATTTACCCCACGCCCAAATATAAGTGCTGGATATCCGTCCCATTTAATAGTAACAGTTTTAGGATTTTTAGCTGTATTTACGACAGAATTTATGGCATTGTTTGCTCCACTTACCCCGTCTAAAAATATCAAATCTTCAGGATGGTCTAAATGACCTTTAGCTTCTGTCAAATAATTGTCGATTTTATCCAACAAACCTCGTATCATAATTATACTACTCTATATTTACTGATTAACTTTTTGATAATTTTGTTAACCTCATTAGGATTTATTCTATATAGATTGTCAAAAAATGCTTCTATTGTGTTTGGGTTGATATTGGCCTGTGAGCCAGTTCCATATCTACGTCTTGCCCAATCACTCATATTTGCTGTACCTAGTCCTGCTTGATCAGTTGAAGGTTGAGTTGGTTGAACACTAGGCTGAATTGCTGTTTGACTATCAGATTGTCCTGTTTGATTTAATGTATCATAATAGGCATTTGTTAAATAATCGGCTAGCTTTTTGACAGCGTTAATCCCCTTATCCACTTTATACGTTTTTTCTATTTCTTTTGCTATTGCTTTAACCTGATTTAGAACCTCTTGATTTAGAAAATCTACTTGTTGGTTCTTTGCCCAAGGAACAAACCAACGATTTACAATAAAATCACTAACAGGAATATTTCCTTCTTGTAATTGTATAATACTTTCAAAAACATAATTTAAATGATTAAAATTACCATTTTCTCTCATTTGTAGACCTTTTACAGCTAATTTATTGTTTGGTCCTGTTGTGATAGATGAGGGTTGTCTGGCAGCATTAGGCTGTGGTGTCTGATTTGCCTTCGCCGCTGCTTGATTTAATATTTTCACTGTATTGGCATCAGCAAGTTTATTTGATTGAACGTCTACCCAACCTTTGGCTGTTTGAATATATTTTCTACCCCCAAAAGTTATCGGTTGTGAAGTCGAAACAGTTGGTTTAGGTTGTGGTACAGGAGCGGATGAACTTGGTTGAGTTTGAGCTTGTTGAGGTGCTGGTGTAACATTAGCAGGTGTTGCTGTAGCAGGTGTTGCTGTAGCAGGTGCTGCAGAAGTTTGAGTTTGTTGTGCCATTGGCATGGGAGAAGTTGATAATAGATTAAAATCTTCCGCCCTCTGTAAAGACTTAGTTAAACTAGTAATGATTTGGTCTGTAAATTTTCTTTCAGTTTTTTCAGCACTGCCAGGAAGTTTTCTAAAAAACTTCTTTACACCACCTATAACATCACCAATAGCTTCATTTTGGCTTTTCAAATCTTGAATTTTCATCTTTTTTCCTTAGCGACTTAGCAAATTTATTCTTATCTTTATTTTTTATAGCACTTAATAATCTACGCTCTAGTATTTCTGCTTTTTCTTTTGCGTAATGCTTATTAATAAGTTCTAAAAGATAAATGGCGCTTGATATAATATTTGTTGCCCTACTCTCAATCACCAAATTTATATCTCTATTATTACCAATAGCTTCTAATTCTTCTAACAAACTTTTTGTTTTTCGTTGCATAATAAAGAGGTCCTATATGTATTTAGCGGAGACTAACTATTTTGCTTTTGTAGGGTTTTAAGCAAAGATTTTAATTTATTTCCATCAACTCCAGCAATTACTTTACTTGTTTCAGGTTCCACAACTTCGTTTAATTTTTCGTTAACTGTATTATTTGGTCTGATTTTGCTCATTATGTCATTTGGCGTAGGTTGTGAATATTGTTTAACCTCCTCAGCACTATCTGTTATTCTTAATGTTTCTATATTAAAATCTAGTTCAATTTTTTGACCCACACCGCTACTACTACGTGTTTTCATTAATTGTAACTGATATTGTCCACGTTCACGCATACTACGACTTGTAAATATACCAAACACATTATCAGCAGTATTAATCTTACTAATACCACCACTAATATGACTATGATCAAATTCAATCTCATCAACAGCAGTACGATTTAACTGACTTGCTGTGACAAATAATACATTTAATTCTTTAGATAAGTTACGCAATTCTTCACTAACATATTTGTCTTTAACAAATAAATCACTAGGACTTACTTTAGCGGTTACTGGCATTAGCAAATCTAAATAATCTACACAAATAAAATCAACTTTCATACCAGTTTGTATTTGTAATTCCTTACAATATGCTCGTATATCATTTACAGTAGATTGTGCTGGCATATATTTTATGCGTAATTTGCCAGACTTTCTCGCAGCCATTTTTACTTTCATTTCAACGTTGTCAATATCTTTAAAAATTTCACGGCTACTAGTATCTGTCATCATACTATCAATACGCATACTACACAATCCTTCACTTAACTCTAATGTTATGTATACACCACTTAGTCCTGCCTGTGTCCAATTTACTGCTAAATTCTGCATAAACAAACTTTTACCTGATCCACTACCACCAGCAAAGATTTGTAACTCTCCTCTATTGAACCCACCATATAGTTTTTGATCCATACTTGGCCAACCTGTACTATTTTGACCATTATTTGATTTTAATGCCATTAATCGTGCCTTAGGATCCGCAAAATAATCTGTTCCCATGTCACGCTGTAAACTTATTTGTACAGCATCTTTGATTAGTTTTTCAACAGGATCATATTCACCCTTTTCTAATAAATCAGCACTTTTTAAAATTGCTCGTTCTAATTCTTGTCGTTTTGTAAACTTTTCAAATTCTACTAAAAACCATTCATAATGACCTTCATCTAATTCACTAATAACATCGACTTCAATTCCAGTAGTTGCTTTAATTTGTACAGGTTCAGGCATAACATTATATTTTTTTGTGTGATCCACAATGAAATCAGCAACTTGTCGCAAACTTTTATCAAAGTTAGCTACATTCATAATGTTCATGACCCTTGTATAAAGTTCTGCGTTTGTTACTATCATACGCAAAAATAATAATTGAATGTCTGTGTTATAATCTTTTATCAACAGCTTTTCTCCTCATCTCGATTTTAATTTTACTATTTGTGGCACTATCTAATATACTTAACAATGTAGCAAATTTGCCATATTTTACTACAGCATCATTAATGTCTTTAATTCCAATTTCCCATTTTGGAATACTTACATCATATCCTAATTCTAATGCTCTATCTATTGACTTTAATCCTGTACTATCTAAGTCAGGTACAAAAATTATCCTTTTGTTTAACCTACTAATAATTTCTGCTTGATCACTATTAATAGTATTATGTGTCAGAGCACATCCATTAATACTAATTGCGTCAAATATTCCCTCACATAAAATACAAACTTCATAATCAGGTTTTTGTAAATCATACCCAAATACATATCCTGCTTGTTGCTCATTTATAAATTTTGGTTTTCTGTCATCCAAAAACCTACTTGTTTGCCCTACAATTTTACCTTCAAAAGTGAATGGTACAATTATACGATTTGCCTGTCTTCCTTCTAGATTGGGTGTCACTAAAAAAGGATATGAATCGTGTTTTAATCCACGCTTTTTTAAATAATCTACATAAATTTTATGAGCAGGGTTATTAATATCAATTAATTCTCCGTCTTCTAATTTGAATTCTGTAAACTTTATCTTTTTCTTTTCTTTACGTACCTTTATAATTTCAAGTAAATCTCTATGCTGTAAACTTTCTAAATTCCAACGATTAACTTGATTCTCATCTATATTGAGCCATTTAAATAATAATCTTGTATTTTTGGTTATGCTTTTTCCTAAAAAGAATCCTGCTTTAAAGCCACAATTAAAACAATGATACTGCCAACTATTATCACCTAAACGAATACCACCTCGTTTTCTAGTGTCTTGTCTATGCCCACGATATTGGCAACATATAGCATTAAAACTATACCAACCACTTTGACTTAATGTTTTTTTGCCAGGCAAAATTGATAGGATATCAAACATCATGTGATGATAACATAAATTAATTGGTAAAACAATTAACTTGGAATTATCTGGCTAATATATTAGTAACAGCACCAGTATTACTAATGAATACCATTCTTACAAATGGATGATAACCACGTATTGTCCAACCGTGAGTATCAGTATTATTAGAATATACTGATGTGGTTATAGGATACCAATCCGTAGCTTGTTGGTTTACTGTGCCTTGAATAATTACATCCCCATTATATTCGGTTAATCTTGCTTGTAAAGTTAAAATAGGATTGTCATTTGTGTTAATTATACTACTATAATACGTATTAGCATTGGGCAAAACATTGCTTATACTATTATTAGCATCTAAATTAGGGAAAGGTTGACCAGTTGGAATAGTTACTTCCTCGCTAGGAACAAAATTTGGTAACACACTATTAACTATATTCATATCTCCACGAGCACCTGCATTTTGATCAACATATACTGGATAATCAAATTGTCCTATAGGAATTTCCAAGCTATAATAACCTTTTTGTGCGTCAATATCTTCTATTTCGGCTGCGTTTAAAATTAAAGCAGCGATACCTGTAGCAGGTAACTGTAAAGTAAGTGCCTTTTTTAATAATACAGCATTACCTGCGTTGTTCATTATCCTACAAGTTATTTCTTTTCCTGTAATATCTACTGGTTTTTGCTCTTGGTTCAAAAATTGAAATTGTATTTGATTATCTACACCTTTGTGTAGTGTTAGTGGTTTGGCATAAACTGGCATATATTTTCTCGGAGAATTCCCTGCTAATAATACGACAATTTGTCGTTGATAGTATGTAAAAACTGATGTTGAATACACATTCGTAGCTCCTGTAACTATTTATGTTATTTTATAGAAATAATAATTATGGACAAATCTGTCTAAATATATACGGATTTTAATTAATGGTAGCCAACGATTTCTTCAAAAAACTTAGTGAAACTCACCCCTTCATGTCTGTTTGTTCCTACGCCAATCAAGAATATGTAGGTATTATACAAAATCGTGACGATGTTGTTA